AATGGTAATACATCTAACCAAAGTGTTCCTGTAAAAATTGATAAAGCAACTAACTTTAACAATAGTGAAATAGAAGCGTTTTGGACTTGTGGTGAAGCTTATGTAATGTGTCTAGCATATACTAAAGAGAAAAAATTATACGCTTGGGGTTATAATAATAATGGACAATTAGGTATTGGTAATACTTCAAACCAAAGTTCTCCTCAAGAGGTAACAACGGTAACTTTTGATGGCACAGGTGTTGGTGAAATTAAAAAAGTTCAAATGCTACATAGAAGTTCAGACTTATCAGCAGGTATCTTAACTGAAAGAGGAACACTTTATATGGCAGGTTACAATAACCAAGGTCACTTTGGAAATGGTAACACTACAAACTTAAACACTTGGACAATTTGTTCAAATGGTCCAGGTAATGCTTCAAATGCAGATTGTGAAAATTTCTGGATGGGAGGTAACGGTTCTTATGCTCAAATGTGGGTAGAAGATTCATTAGGTAATATTTTATGTGCTGGTTACAATAACCATTACTCATTAGGTGATGGCTCAAATACAACTAGAAACGGATTTGTAACCCCTAAATTCCAATTAGGTTCAAGTACAACAAGAGATTTTAAAAATGTTAAAATGATTTCTTTCTATCCTCACTATAATGATATGAGTACAAAAATATTAACTTGGGACGGAATGTTATATGCTACTGGCGATAACAGAAATGGTCAATGTGGTTTCGGTTGGACTTCAACTAACGGAACAGCAGATAGAAACGCAGAAAACCAAAAAGAACATTTTAGTAATGGTTATTTCTTACCTATGAGATTGCCTTCTTCAATGCAAGGTAACGTTGAAGATGTAAGAGGTTGTGGTTATGGAAATAACAATGACGCTGTTTATGGTTTCTGGGAATACAAAACTTATGACAATAGATATTATATAAACGGCTATGGCGGAAGTTATATTCAAGGAAATACTAACGGACAAGGTAAAGATATTCCTAGTCCACCAATTTTAGGATAAATAATAAGAGAGTTTAAAAACTATGGCAAAAATTAATTTAGGAAGAGTAAAATTCGCATTCCAAGGAGATTGGAACGCAAATACAAACTATCGTAAAGATGATGTTTGTTGGTTTAACAACTCTTTATGGATTTGTACTAACCCTTACTTATCAAATGGTTTTGACAATATGGCGCCAGGTGATAAAAACACAGGTTATTACTGGACAAGAACATTCTCAAATGACCCGGATAGACGTAGAGGTTACCACGTTATGGAAGATGACTTCCAAAGAAGTAATGAAACAGGTAATCCAGTAATCAATACATCAAGATATGGTAATGATGAAAATACGCAAGAGTCAACTAGAAACGGTCAAAGATTTGGTCAAGCAGATTATTTTAATAATAACTCAAGCAATGGTGGTTACTTTTTAGATTATCAATCACACTTATTAGAAGACAAAGAAACTTACGCAATGGGTGACCCTGGTAATTTCTTTGGTTATGGTGAGTTAAACACAAACAAAATTCAATTCTACCAAAATTATGTGCCGGTAGAAAATAACTTTTTTGTAGATATACAAACATCTCCTTCAAATAAATTTAGAATGGATAATAGAGTTGCGAGTTCATCAATTGGTAGAAATTCTTTTGGTGGCGAAGGCGGTGGTTGGAGAACATTTACACACTTTAAAGAAGGATACAAATACAGATTTCATCAAAGAGACGACTCTAATAAAACATTTCCATTAGGATTTTCAACAACTGCTGATGGTATTCATAACTCAACACCAGGTACTTCATTAGCTGCTGATGAAGATGGACCATACTTTGTAGTAGGTACAACTTCAACTGGCGATACAGGAGTTTTCTATCCTTTATATCTATCAGCTGCAGGTGCAAATGCTGAAGATACAAGATTAGGTGGTGCAGGTTCAAGTGCTGTTTTAAACTTTACAGAAATTACAAGAGGACCTAACAACGAAACGGTTTCAAATGAAAGTTCTACAAACTTTTATTTACCAGATATGATTGACTCAACTGCTGTTGACGAAAGAATATTTGAGGTTGCAGTAGTAAGTGGTAATCCTAGTAATCACCCATACTACAATACAGGTTCTACAAACAAATATTCTATCAATGGTTCAACTGCTACAGCAGATGTAACCTTAAATTTAGTAGAGGGTAAAACTTATAGATTTGACCAATCAGACGCTTCAAACTTAAATCACCCTTTAAGATTTTCTACAACTGAAAATGGTACACATAATTCAGGTTCAGAGTACACAACAGGTGTTAGAACGGTAGGAACACCAGGTAAAAAAGGTGCATTTACAGAAATTAAAGTTAGAAAAGGTATTGCTAAATTATACTACTATTGCTCACAACACTCTGGTATGGGTTGGTCAGCAGACACAATTACACCAAGTTCAAGAGCAAGAAGTTATATACCTTCAAATACACCAATGTACAAAGGTGCTAACAAAAACGGTTTAGTAAGATACTTCTTAAATAATAAACAGGTAACTGAAACACAATATAAAGAAACTTTTGCTGATACTATACCAAATGAAGGCAATTCTTACACAGGAGATATGCCAGCATACACAACTGAAAGTGGTGAAACAAGAGGTGGTCAACAATATTCTTGGAAGAAAAATCAAGATAGACAAGTTGAGATTTATATTCCTGTAGGTTTCTATAAAAAAAGAAGTCAAAAAATTTATCCTTTCTGTTTAGACTCAGCGGCAACAAAAGCAGATATGTATTCTGATTTAGGTTGGGACGTAGAAGAGTCTTGGAGAGGTTACAAACATTGGGACAGATTACAAACAGGTATTAAATTTTGTGGTAAATATAATCCAGACCACCACTACAGCTACAATGATGTTGTAATTTACAGACCAGAAAAAAGATTATCAGATGGTGAAATATCACCTCAAGGTCCAACAGGACTTTACAGATGTATTAGAGACTCACACGGCAGACCTCCTCACTATGGTCCTCAAGATGTTACCGTGTCGCCTTTAAGAACAAAATCTACAACAACAAGTGGTAAATTAATTAGAAAAGAATATCAAGAATACCCAGCACACATTCAGTCATACTGGAACGATTGGGAATCTTTTGGTAGACAAGTTAACCAAGATGAAGGTGCTAATGCTTGGTATGGTAACAAAGGTCCTATTCATTGGCCGTATAAACATCATACATCAACATCTATGAATGAAGATAACGTTTACAGACATATTGATAAAAACGGTGTCGCTTGGGGTATTAACTATCCTCAAAACGGTTGGCAACAAGATGGTTCTTATTATGCTTCTTATTATCAAGAGTTAAACTTTAGATGGAGAGATTGGTGGAGAAGTGAAGATTTAAACTATACAGGTTACAATGAAAATAGAGGAAGAAATAGAAGTACGGTTAGAAAACCTTTAACAACACCTAGATGTGTTCAAATTCAAGAAGGTAGACAAGGTGCTTCAATGTTATTTGATAACGGAGAAGTTTACACAAACGGTGAAAACTCAAATGGTGAAATGGGAGTAGGTCACGAACAAGGTGATATGTACGGATTTATGAGAGTTTTAGGTTTAGAAGATGTTAAAATTATTAAAATGTCAGAAAGACAATGGTCAAACAATAACCACCACAAAATGGCGTTAGATGATTCAGGTTGTGTATGGGTTTGGGGTTATAACGGTTATGGTGAAATTGGTGATGGTAGAACACAAAATAAACCAGCACCTTACAGAATACCATCAAAATATTTTGACAACGAAAAAATTATAGACATTGCTTGTACTGACCAAAGTTCTTATGCAAGAACAGCTAGTGATTCAATTTATGCTTGGGGTAGAAACGGTAATGGACAATTAGGTGATAATACTACAACAGACAAATACAGACCTGTTAAAATGGCAAATTGGGATCCAAGTGCTAACAATGGTATCGCAGTATGGCAAATATCTGGTCAATCAAATAACGTTTGGGTTACTTTACTAGACGGAAATGGTTATACTTGGTTTACAGGTCATAATGACTATGGTAATTCAGGTGCAGGTAACACATCAAATTTAAGTCAATTAACTAAAATTGAAACAGCACCTAATGGTGACTTTGTTGACATATGGACTATGTATTGGAATGGTTATAAGTCTTGTTTTGGTAGACACAAAGACGGAACAATGTACGGTTGGGGTTATTCAGGTAGTTATTACAATCTTGGTACAGGTCAAACTGGTAACCAAACATCACCAACGCAAGTTCAAAATGTAAAAAATTGTAAAGAAATTTCTATATCTTGTAGTTATTCAGATTATGGTAGAAGTTTTTGGGTTGAAGATAATGGACAGGCTTGGTGTTATGGTCAAAACTCCAGAAATGCTATGCTACACGGTCCGGCAGGAGGTAATTATCAACAAGATGGTACTAACTATTATCCATTTAGATGGTGGACACCTGCTGGTGCTAGAGTTAGAAATATGCATATAACAACAGACGACCAAGGTTCAAGTTCATATGCAGGTGGTTATAGATATACAGATGAACACGGAAAAATTTGGTTCTGGGGTAGAAATAACTGGTGTACAGGTCATAACTGGTGGACACACGGTTGGACTTCAACAGATGGTTACGCATATAACCAAGGACACGGAAGATAATATAAATAGTATTAATACTAAAGGAGAAAAATAAAATGGCAAAGAAAGTTTTTAAACTAAAAGAAATTGCTCAAGAAGGTGATTACGTTCAGCCAGTAGTATCAAGTGGTACTGGTCCGATTTCACTTCAGACAATGGATGGTTTCGCTTTCTTCTCTTATGACGACTCGGAAGTAACCGTTGACGCTAGTGGCACTAACGCAAGCAAATATGGTGTTAAAGTTCTTGACGCTTCAGACGCTGATGACTTAGCAGATTTAAAAGCATTAAGAAACACGGTATCAATTGCAATGGAAGTCGCAAGAAAAGTAGAAGATTTTGAAGCACAATATCCAAAAGTTGTGATATATGACGCAATAATTAATGATGTTTCAGCAGTTAAAACAGCAGTTGAAACTCTAAAAACAGATGTAAATGCTATATACGCAAACTATGGTTTGCCAGCAATTGCATAATAAAATAAAAGGTTAAACAAAGATGGCTTTTGAATTAAACGAATTTAAACTTAAATGGCAAGGTCCTTGGAGAGATAGAACAGCTTACTCCAAGAATGACATTGTTATGTGGAAAGGAAAATCTTATAGATGTATAAGAGATTGTCCTATTGCATATACATTGTCAGGTGATTTCCTAGTTAACACATCAAACTATTCTATGGACCCTATGAGATTAGTCCAAAAGTCTTTTAGACCTGACAATCCAAAATACTGGCAACTATTTTTACGTTCAACAGATGATATTGGTGAATGGGAATTTTGGAGACAATATGAGCCAGGCGAAATGTGTTCAGTTGGTAGAAAAATTTATCAATGTATAAAAAGAACAAGACGTTATAATACTTGGGTTGAAGAACACAGAGGTGAGACTAGTGAATATTGGGTAATGATTTATGAATCACCATTTGCATACGCAGACAGAAACAGAATGGTATCTTACACCAACAGGACTCCTTTAGGGTGGAAGTACAATATGGGCAGAAACAATAATGAAATGTCTCAACACTATTCATTAGGTGTTATTATGTCTAACGGTGACGCAATGCGTTGGGGTGGTAATGACGACACAGGAATGATGGGGACAGGTGACCAAATGAGTGGTGATGGTAGACAAGGTAGACCACATATGACAGGTTTCACAAACATTGATTGGCGAACATCAACAGATAATAAAGATATTGCAAAAGGCCACGAATTTACAGGTCATATGGTAACACCAGACGCTAAAGCTCCGAAATGTATTCAATGGTGTACAGGTCATAACTTTAGTATTTGGTTAATGAATAATGGTGAAGTTTATACTTCAGGTTACAATGGTAATTATGAATTAGGTTACAACGAAGGTGGTAACACAAACTCATCAAATAGAAGTTATACTAACAGAGTATCAGCAAGTGATACGGTTGATTGGTTAGGAGATACAATACGTTCTTTTAACGATACAAAAATGGTAAAAGTTGGTACAACTTCTCAAGGACACAATTCAAACGGTAAGCAAATTTGGGCATTAGGTGAAGATGGTTCAGTTTGGATTTGGGGTTATAACAACCAAGGTCAAGCCGGTTTTGGTAATCCTAGTATCAATAACTCAACAGATACTAACGCTGGTTCGCCTTACTCATTTTCATTTTATTCAGCAAGTATAAGAAGACCAATTAAAATTCCTCAACAATTCTTTAACAACAAAAGAATTATTGATATGTGGGGCTCAGGTAACGAAGAAATGTATTGGCACGCCCTTGATGAAGACGGTTACTTATGGGCTTGGGGACAAGACGTTTATGGTTGCCTAGGAGTTGGTATGAATTCTCATACTTCTCAAGGAACATATTACTACACGGTACCAAGAAGAGTTGAAATTAATTGGAATATGTATGGTGGTATGAAATTATTGCAACATTGGTCTTATGACGGACAAGGTCACGCAGGTACTTGGGTACTAGATGGCGAAGGCTATATGTGGTACACAGGTTACTTAACAAACGGACAAGTTCCAGGTTTCTTTGGTATAGGTGATAACACAACTTATTATCAAGCTCAGTTTCAAAGAGGTGATTTTCACTTAAACGGTGATGTTGATGAGTTCTGGTGTGGTGGTGATGAAAACAAATGGATGTACATTAGACAAAAATCAACAGGTATGTTATGGGTAAATGATGGTAACTACGGAACATATGGTACTAGAGGTTCAAGAGTACAACAAGGTTACTGGTATCAATCAGGCGGAATTCACGGAATGTTCTCTCATTTAAGAGGACCAAAATACGTAAGATATGTTCAAGGTCAAAACTCTAACAGAGGTGATGGTTCATACATTTATGACTCACCAGGTATATTAGATGAAGATGGTTCAGTCTGGTACGGTAATAACTATGGTTATAGATTCTTCCCTTCAATGTCAAACGATAATCCTGATAACAACTATAACGGTTATCAAATGGATGCTGCTCAAGGTTTTGAATCTAATACTGAAAACAGACATAGAAAAAGAAGAGCAACACAACCTTGTAATAGTAAAATTGTGGACTTTGGTTCATACGGTTATCCGACAGCAATGAATTATTACTTTAGAGACCAAAATGGTAAATTATATACAACAGGTTATCAACCAAATAACCAAACGTATATGTTCTCAATAATGCCATACAGATATCAGTCAGCAACTGGTTCATCTTGGGGAAGTAATAACTATCGTGCTCATATGGCTTCATCGCCAGGTGATTAATAAATAGTTTTTGACTATTTTTATTATGGAGTTAAAATGTACAAAACGAAACAAAACTATTTAAAATTTCAATCTCACGATATATTCGGCGATAAATTTCAATCATATCCAAAAGAAATGCAGGCAACATACTGGTATCAAGTATGGTGGATTATTAATCATTTTGAAACAATGATGAATGGTGTTGATTTTGAACATCACAATCAAAGTAAAATTATATTAGAAAAGTGGGAAAAATTATGGCCATTTCAAATTAGAAATTTTAAAATAGGCAATGCACCTGGTATACCTAAAACACCTCACACAACAGATTTAATTCATAAATTAGGTGAAGATTATAATTTTAACACGCCAGCAATGTTGCTTAATAGAACATTTTGGAAAAAAGATTGGTTTTCTTATCAAGTTATATATGGTACAACCGTTGATTTGTTTAAACAAGTATTAAAAGTTAGCGATGAAGATATAAAAGCATTTTTAAAACCTTTAGCAGACTATAAACCAAAAGATTTTATATTACCAAGAATACGTGTTATAAGTGGATTTGTATCATTAGCTGATTACTTTATGAAAACAAAAGATTTGTGGATACAAACAAAAGAGTTTGGTGACTGGAGAGAAAAAGATAATTTAAGAAAAATAGAACAATTTAAAAAATATGGCGAAGTTTCAGATGAAATACCTGAAGATTATCCTTTAGATAGAACAAAAATATTAGATACACGAAAATTAAATGATAGATGGAAAAGAGAAAAACCTTTTTTAGAAAATGAGTACGATTAATGGAGCAAGAGAAAAAATATAGAATAAAAGAGTTAACTTGGGAATATCATAAGAACGCCGAGAGACAAGACTTTGTTAGACTTTTATTATCAGGCACTATTGATGAAAAACTATATGCAACTTACTTATATAATCAATTAAAGTGTTATTCTAAATTAGAACAATATTGTTTAGAAAGTTCTTTGTTTTTAGATACTTTAAATCTACCGAGAGCTGAACATATATTTTATGATTACAGAGCATTATGGGGAGATATAGGTAGTCCGCCAATAGAAACTGAAAGTACAAAAGCATATGTTGAACATTTAGATACTATCAGAGGTGAAAACGAAAAACTATATGCTCACGTATATGTTAGACATTTAGGTGATTTATCAGGTGGTCAGATGATTAAAAGAAAAACTCCTGGACCTAATAGATACTATATATTTAAACACGGTGAGGCAAAAGAATATAAAAGAATTGTAAAGGAAAGAGTTGAAAGTTATTTAAATTTATATGAGGTAAACGTGTTGCCAGAAGCAATATTTTGTTTTGAAAGTGCAACAAAACTATTTAAGGAAATGTATGATTTGGGAAAGACTAATCAAGTGGCAAAATGAGACTATTGAAGTCTTAAATAAAAATCTGGTTGAATACAAAGAACCAGGTATGGAAAGATTCAACAATGAAAAATTAGGTTGGGTCAATAGAACCTGGAACAACAGATATATTAGAAGAGCACATTTAGATGTTGTTGATGTAAGAGAATCAAAAGGATTATGGATGGCACATCTATGTCTTTTTCCTATGTTAACAAACGGTGGACCAATTTATGGTTTTGATATTATTGCCGGTCAAAAAAAGGTAACAGGTGCTTTTCACGATTTTAGTCCATTATTACAAAAAGACCACCCATTAACAAAATGGTTTATAGAAGAAAACAAGTGGTTTAAACCGAGTAAAGAGAGAGAGTTACCAGATTGGGCGAAGGCTATCTTTTCAGGAGGTATGATAGCCGCTGGTAATGTAAGAGAAGAAGATGAATTAAATAAAATTTGCACAATGGCAGTTTCTAATTTAAATAATTACATTGATAAAATTAGAAATCACGAAGGCGAAGCTGATATGGCAGATGTAATTAAGGCGCAAAATTACTATTCTGAACATCAACAAAAGAATCCACACACGCCTAGAGTTATGCAATCTCTTGGTTTACCAGACGAAGATATCAAATTATTCTGTTCCGACAACTTATTTCCTATTGTATCAGAAAATCAACCCTATCTGAAATAATTATTATAAATATACCAGAAAAGGGTATAACAAATGGCAGAACCAGCAACAAGAGAAAATTTAAAACAATATGCTTTAAGAGCGTTAGGTAAGCCTGTAATTGAGATTAACGTAGATGATGACCAACTTGAAGATAGAATTGATGAGGCAATGCAATATTTCACTCAATACCATTATGATGGTGTTAAAAGAACATATTTAAAATATCAATATACACAAGCAGACAAAGATAGAATGACAGGTGATTCAACTGAATCTGCTACGGTCGGTTCTGTTACCAATAGCTGGAAAGAGGGTCAAAATTTTCTTGCAATACCAAATTCAATTATTTCTATAATCAATATATTTCCGTTTTCAAACAAAGGTAATTTAAATCTATTTGACGTAAGATATCAATTAAGATTAAATGACCTCTATGACTTTTCATCAACCTCTGTTATAAACTATGATGTGGTATTAAGACATTTAGATTTTTTAGACCATATTTTAGTAGGTGAAAAACCTATGAGATTTAATCAACACGAAAATAAATTATATGTTGATATGGATTGGAAAAATGATTTAGCAGTAGGTGAATATTTGGTAATTGAATGTTATAGAAAATTAGACCCAGCAACTAATACAGATGTTTTTAATGATATTTTCTTAAAGAGATATGTAACCGCTTTATTTAAAAAACAATGGGGTGCCAACTTATCAAAATTTGGTGGTGTTCAAATGATAGGTGGTGTTACCTTAAACGGTCAACAAATATTTCAAGAAGCTTGCGATAGCATAGAAAAATTAGAACAAGAGATAAGACAATCATATGAATTAAATCCAGCAATGTTTATAGGATAGTGTTATGGCAATCAATCACTACTTTCAAGGCGGTAAAGGTATCGGAAATACTGCCGAAAAAAGACTACACGAAGACCTTATCATTGAGGGATTAAAAATATACGGTCAAGACGTATATTACCTACCAAGAACATTAGTCAATAGAGATTTAGTTTTAGGCGAAGATACTACAAGTCGTTTTGATGACTCGTATATGATTGAAATGTATTTTGAAACTACTGAAGGATTTGCAGGTGAACAAGAATTAATTAACAAATTTGGTTTAGAAATTAGAGAAGATACAACGTTAGTTGTTTCTAAACGTAGATTTGAGGAACACGTTGCTAGTAAGGCAAATTTAATTGCAGTTGGCAGACCAAACGAAGGTGATATAATATATTTACCTTTAATGAATTCGTTTTTTGAAATTACGTTTGTTGAAGACCAAGAGCCGTTCTTTCAATTAGGTAACTTGCCAGTTTACAAATTGAGAGTATCAAGATTTGAATACTCTAGTGAAGAAATTAACACAGGTCAAGAAATACTTGACCAAGCTGAAGATAAGTTTTCATTAAACACTTTAAATCACAAAGTTGGTTTAGAGTCAGGTCAAGTTGCATTAACAGGTGATGGTTCAATTGAATTAGAAGATTACTTTGATTACCCTACTGGTCAAAAGGCGTTATTGATGTTAGAAACTTTTGAAGGCACAGAAACAATACAACAACAATCGCCTTATGCGAAAAATTTAGATATGAACGCAGCCGCTGGTTATGATACGGTAGGAACAGCAGATGATATATTAGATTTTACAGAAAGAAATCCTTTTGGTGAGGTAGATGAATAATGTTTGGTTCTCATTTTTATAACGAAGGTATTAGAAGATTAACAATTGCTTTTGGTCAATTGTTTAATAATGTCATTGTACAAAATAAATCTTCAACAGGTGCAGTTACCAAAAGATATAGAGTGCCTTTAGCATATGCACCTAAAGAAAAATTTTTAGTTAGATTAGATGAACAATCTAATTTAGATAATAGACAATTTGCACAAAAACTTCCTAGAATGGGTTTTGAAATGACAGGTTTGTCATACGACCCTAGTAGGAAAATAAATAAAATGCAAAAGTTTAGACAAGTTAAGACCGGTGAAGACGGTAAAGTTTTAAACTTTAATTATACACCTGTGCCGTATAACGTAAATTATACCCTAAACATTTTCACAGCAACGGCAGAGAATGGATTAATTATTGTAGAACAAATTTTACCGTTCTTCCAACCTGACTTTACGGTAACTATTAATATGGTTCCTGATTTAGGAATCAAAAGAGACGTACCTATTATATTAAATGATGTTAATTATGAAGATAGTTATGATGGTACATTTACTACAAGAAGAGCGGTTATATATACTTTAAATTTTACAGCAAAGACTTATTTATTTGGTCCTATGCAAAATCAAAAAGTTATTAAAAAAGTGCAAGATGATTTATATACTGACACTAATACTGGTGCAGATAAAACAAGAGAGGAAAGGATTATAATTACACCTAATCCTACTACTGCTGACGCAGATGATGATTTTGGATTTACAACAACAATATCCACTTTCAATGATGGTAAAAAATATAATCCTATAACAGGTGAAGATGAGTAAATTAGAAGACAATGTTAATGAAATTTTAGGTATAGAAAAGAAAAAAGAAGTTGCTATAAAAGACTTTGAGCAACCAGCACCTGTACCTAGAAAAATTGATGAAACAAAAACAGATATAGATAATGATTATTCTCATAGTAGAGATAATTATTATAATTTAATTGACAAAGGTAACGAAGCAATTGAAGGCATATTAGAAATTGCCAAAGAGGGTCAACACCCTAGAGCATACGAAGTTGCAGGTCAATTAATAGGTCAAGTTGCAACAACCGTTGACAAACTACAAGACTTACAAAAAAAATTAAAAGATTTAAAAGAAGTGCCTAATAAAACAAGTGCTAATATTAAAAATGCCTTGTTTGTAGGTTCTACAGCAGAATTACAAAAGATGTTAAATAGAAGAAAAGAAGATGAAATTATTGAAGGCGAAAGCGGACAACCAAAAAAAGATAATACTGGAGATAAGTAAAATCCATTATATCAAATCTATGACACCTTTGCCAGAGTTATTAAATGGTGAAGAGTTGCAAAATCCAATAGAAGTAAAAAAACATACAATATCTTTGCAACCAAGAAAAGGTGTAGGTGGTGTGCCATATGCAGAAAAACAATATTCTGTTTGGCGTGGTTCGCAGAGAGTACAAGCCGCATTAAAACTAGGTTATACACATATAGAGGGAATAGTAATAAATG